GTCTAAGGTGGCGGAAGCCATGGTCGGCTCTGAGAACACCACCAACGTGCCGCTGCAAGAGCTGGCCGATAACGGGTTCTACCGTGCGGAGCTGCGCGGAAAGCGCCTCAACATTTTTGCCGACATCGACCAAGTCAGTCCCAAGAAGCTGGGCATCTTGAAGGCATTGATCAGCGGCGATCCGATCCTGGCCGCTCGCAAGTTCAAAGATCCGTTCTCGTTTTCAAACTCGGCTGTGCTGATCTTCTCGTGCAACCAACTGCCGGACTTTCACGAACTCACTTATGCGGTTCAACGCCGTTTTATCGTAATCCCGTTCCCGAATGTCTTTAAAGGAGCGGCTGCCGATAAGGAACTGGTCGAGAAGCTCACCAAGCCCAGAGAGCTTGCAGGCCTTACCAACCGCGCTCTGCGCGGCTATCGGCGACTGCTGCACCAGGGTGACTTCAGCGTTCCTAAGGAAAGCCGAAAGCTCCTAGAGCTGCACTTTGAGAGCAGCGACTCGGTCGCGGTCTTCTTGAAAGAACAAACATATGACATCCCAGATACACGAGTTTCCAAGACCGGCTTGTACACCGAGTATCGACAGCAGTGCGACGGCAACTATGGCGGAATGGGGGTCACACCGGTGAGTCGCACAAAATTCAATAAGCGGTTACGCCAACTACGACCGTCGATCCGTGAGGGGAAGATGAGCACCAGTGACAGGCGGGATGCCTGGATCGGGCTGAGTTCGGATCCTGGCGAAAGCCGGATTGCATCCGCGGAGGAGCCGCAGCTAAACGCTTGTATTCATTGATGAATCCGCATATCCGCGTTTTTTTCGAGAAGTAGAAAAAAGTAGTTATATGTATGAAATAGCTTTTGCCAGAAAACGCGGATTCGCGGATTGGCCGAGATTGACATGAGACCCAAGGTCACCTATAGATACATCCAGAGCCAACAGCCTGAGGAGCGCTTGGATGCACTGATTAGATTCCTGCTCGAACAGCAGTCCAAGCCAAAGGAAGACAATGATCGCAGCACTCTACTGCCGCGTTAGCAGCGATTCCCAACGAGAAAAGCAAACCATCGAGACGCAGAAGCGGTTGCTGGCTGACTATGCGAAGCTCCAGGACTGGGAGATTTTCGACTGGTACGTTGATGACGGCATCACCGGCACCAGCATCGAGGCTAGGCCAGCCTTCACGAAGCTGCTGAGCGATGCAGAGGCTCGCAAGTTTGACTTGATTGCGGTGACTGACACTGATCGCTTGACCCGCAGCGATGATCCTCGCCAGCGCGCGTTCATCGAATACACCCTCAAAGAGAACGGCGTGAAAGTCGCAGTGACGAGCACAGGTGAATTGCTCGATTTGAGCAACCCGATGCATGGTCTGATCCATGTGATTAAAGGCTTCTTTGCAGGATGGGACCGCCAGAAGATCCTGCAGCGCATGGCCGAAGGCCGAAAGACCAAGTTGTTGCAAGGGAAATTCCTGGGCAGCAGGACCGCATATGGCTACCGCAAAGACGAGTCTGGCCATCTCATAATTGACGAGTCAGAAGCCGGAGTAGTCAGAGAGATTTTCCGCCTTTACACCGAAGACGGAATCTCCATGAACAAGATTGCCTATGCGTTGGATGGGAAAGGCTACCTCAGACGAAATGGCGCTCGGTGGATACCTGGCCGGATATCTCAGACGATCAAGCAGTCTATTTATAAAGGTGAGCTTTTTGTTAATAGGCAAAAGGCTGGAGTGCAGTTAGATCCCAGCGAGTGGATTCGGATTGATGTGCCGCCGATTGTCAGCGTAGCCACCTGGGAAGCTGCTCAGCAGTGCGCTCTCGACAACAAGACATTTTCAAAGCGACGAATGAAGCGGGAGTACCTGCTTCGAGGGCTGCTTTATTGTGGTGAGTGCGGTTCCAAATTGGTCGCTAAGACTTTCTTTTATGGAAGAGCCACACCGACTGGCCGGTACTATTGCTACAAACGGGAACAAAAGAAGAAGACAGGCGGTTGTGTACTTCCCTCGCTGTTGTCCAAGAATGCCGACGAGGCCGTTTGGAACCTCGTGCAGGAGCTTGTGAAAGACTCAAACGTTTTAAGGCGTGTTTTGAGAGTTTCTCAATCAGGCCAGAAAGAGACCGAGGAGCTGATTCGCAAGGAAATCGAAGTTCTTGAGAACAAGCTCAACCGGAAACAGCTGGAAAGGGATCGAATCCTGCGACTCTATCGAAAGAGCCTGATCGGAGATGCCGAAGTCGAACGGCAACTCTCCGAGGTTCAGACAGCCGAAGACATGATGCGCGCCACTAAGCGAATCGAAGAAAACAAACTGGAATCGCTGACGCTCAGCAGGCAAAAGGTAGAGAGTCTGGAGAAGGCACTCGCGGGGCTTCGACAGCACATTGATACCTATTCCTTTGAACAGAAACAGCAACTGGTGCGCTTGCTAGTGTCAGGCGACGCGGAGCATCGCATCATTGTGAACGTGGATAAGAGCCTGACCGTCAACGGCGTCATCGACTTCGACCAGGCAGAGGAACTTCCACCGACTGGTACAGAGCACTACTCTGTGTCAGCACCATCCCGGCGCTACTGATGGTGTGGTGAGGGGCTCGGAAGGGGCGGTGGGTCAGGAACGGCTGATTCCCTTTGAGTAGCCCGCACACGCTGTGAATGGCTGTGGTTTTCAGGGCCTCTGCAAAACTCATGGCAGGCAGTATGGAGGGCTTTCATCTTGAATACCTATATAACCTCCTTTCTTACTACTGCCCATTGCTACTTTCAGCGGCTTACCCAGCTTGACCTGTCTGGCAGCCTGTTCCAGCCGAACTATGTCCAAAACAGATCGCCAACTGATGATCAACGGAGGAAGGCCTTTGATGGCGATATCGGGAAAGTCACCACCCGCATGGAGTTCGATATAGTCATCTGGCGCGAAGAATGCCTCGACCAACGCCCGTCTATCCTCGAAGGGAATCTCCTCCATTTTGGTCTGGATGTACTCGCCCAGTGGAACGACATTTTTCAATCGCTTCCTGGCCTCTCGGTACCGATCTGAACTATTGCTCAATTGCTCAGCTTCCGCATTGACCTGACCGAGCTGTTTCTGGGCTTCGGAAAGGGATTGCCTAATCTCGGACATCTTTTTGTCTAAGAGATCCCTGTCCCAGTTCCCATCCACGTACAAAGCTAGTAATCTCTCCCGCCGCTCCCGGTGCCTCCCGACTTCCCACTCCAGTCGTTTTCGGCTCTTGGCGAGTTCCTTCACTCTCTCTCCCTGCGATCCCTCAGAGAACAGCAACTCAATCAGGTGGTCGGGGTCTGACAGCAGCCCCGACAAATGGGACAAGATGAAACGGTCTAATTCTTTGGTTCTGAGGTATGGCAGGATGCACTTTTTTCGGTCCTGGTGCTTGTTCGTCCTTCGGTGCTTCGGACTTCGCCTGTTCCCGCAATGATAATAAACGTCCTCAGGACGGGCACCGCGTTGAATGTAAAGACCAGAGCCACAGTGACCGCAGCGCAAGAAGCCCTTGAGTAGAAACTCTCCCGACGGCGGCTTCCCAGGCGTTCTCCGTTTCGAGTCCATGCTGACCTGAATTCTCTCCCAACGTTTGGGGGAGATGAGTGGTGGTAGGTCGATCTTCATCCACTCGGTTTCCGGCTTGAGGGTTTTCAGCTTGGTTTGCTCTGTAGCAGCGTCGTACTGCCACTCTGACTTATTCCCATATAGAGTGCCTCGATAAGCCGGATTTCTTAACATGTAAGTCAATGAAGTCATCGACCAGTCTTTGTCGCGACGGGTCTTTACCGCCTGACGAAACAGATTCTTGAGGATTTGGTTCAGTGACTCTCCCTGTTCCAGCCCATCGACAATAGATAAGTACACGCGGCTTTCTTCAGGATGGTGGCTCCATGTGTTAGTCGCTTTGTAATAGATGAAGCCGAACGGAGCTGCTCCCGAAGTCCACCGTCCTCGTCTGAGACCTTCCGCTTTCCCCTCACGCATCCGGCGGGTTATCGCTTCACGCTCGCTCGCGGACCTAAACGATGCGATGTTGACCAGCAATCGGCCCTCGGGCGTGTCGAACTGGAAGGTCTGTCCTCCGGTTTCCATAACAACGATGCCATTGTCGTGAAACACCCGCATGACCTCACCAATGAATCGGAAATCGTCCCTGGTGATCCGGTCCCAACTGAAGCACACCACCGCTTCAAACTTGCCCTCTTGAGCATCAGAAAGAAGCTGGTGGAAACCCGGACGACCGGCTAGCTTCATGCCGGAAATTCCATCGTCCTTGTAAATGGTCGTGAGTCTGTAGCGGTGCTGTTTGCAGAATGACTTGATAGCGGATACCTGGTTGCGGATGGTCTGCTGCTCTTTTTGACTATCGCTGCTGACCCGGCAATACCCAACAACCGATTTAATTTTAATCTTATTCATGGTCTACGTCCCTCCATTCGAAGTTCTACGCCTTGGAGCACCCGCATCCTTTGTTGTTATTGTTATACTGAGCAAAATCAAAAAATGGCCGAAATTTCTTCAACTTTTTCAACTTTTCTTTTCTCACTATAAAGGGCCTTAAGAGCCTAACTCGCTCGTCTCTATAAAAGGGTACCTACGACACCGGGAAAACTCGGTATGGGCACAATGAGGCGGCAGAATCGCACTGCTTTCTCCCTCACGCTGCCTCCAACGCCCGGTACACAGTGCAAACGCTCGTTTTGTAGTACTGAGCGATCTGTTCGACCGTTTCACCATCCCTCCTGCGTTGCCGGATGGCCTGGACCGGGAGGTTCACCCGTGGCCGGCCAAGCGTCTTTCCATTCTCCTTGGCCCGTCTCAATCCCGCCTTTACCCTTTCCGATATGATGTCTCTCTCCAATTGAGCCACAGCCGAGATGATCGTGAATATTGCTTTGCCCAATGATGAGCTGGTGTCGATGTTCTCCTGATAGCTGATAAAGTCAATCCCTAGGTTTTGAAAGTCATCCAGCGCACCCATCAAGTGCTGCGTGCTTCTCGCAAACCTGTCAAACCTCCATACGAGAACTACATCAAACCTTCTCTTCTTGGCATCATTCATGAGATCATCCAGAGCGGGTCTGCTGTCCTTCGTCCCACTGATACCCTCATCTACATACTCTTTGAAGATGTTCCAGTCTCCATCTGAGACATACCGTCTCAAATCCAGTAGCTGACTGTCAGTGGATTGATCTGTGGTGGAGACCCGAGCGTAAATAGCTACTCTTTTCATTCCCTTACCTCCTTATGGCTCCTGGTCATTTTGACTTTGTTGTTGTCCATCTTGACCGTCCACTGATCCTGGTAGCCTCGGGAGCGAGCATGCGCCTGAAGGGCTGCAACCGTCCGCTGGGAAGTGATCCGCCGCCGATCTGCTTCGACAACAGCCAGCTTCTCTAATTTCGCCCACGTGACCCCGGCGATCATATGGTCGTCCAGGAACGTGGCGAAGGAGACGGCAGTTTTTTGGACCCTTTTCTTTGTAGCCGTCTTTGTTTTCCTGGGACTCTTCTTCCTGGACTTCCCGGTTGTTTTCTTCTTGTTTGCTGTCATTTCCTTTTCTCCTTTTGAATGGAGCCCCGGCACCCAGCACTCTGCTTTCTGGTCGGGAAAGACAGATGTGTGCCGAGGCCGAGGCATGATTTGTGTGGTGACTGAACTGGCTGAAATGGTCCTTCCCGACCATGCTCTTATTATTAAATACTGAACGTGTCAGGGCAAGAGAAAAATCTCTTCAACTGGTTGTTATAACTGCACTTAAGGCTATGAATGTTGCAGCTAGTGGGGCGGACTCCAGACCAACTTGCTAAAAAAGTTTGATAAGCGGAGAAATTTTGAGAAGGCTCGTATTTTTATTATAATAAAGCTAGTAGTAGAAACCCGCCTTCGGAAAACCTCACTACAAACGGACACCAGTTAACGCCATGAGAATAGCTGGCAAGGAGGTAAAAGAACATGAACAACAAGGACGTCAACCTAAGAGACAGGGCATCCCTGTTCCCAATCTTCCCGGCGAATAGAATGCGACACGTTCGTACAATTCGCGGCCTGACCCAGCAGGAACTGGCCCGGCGCGTTGGCGTGACGCAAGGGATGATTAGCTACATCGAGCGGGGAGATGCACTACGAGTCAAGAAGGAGACGATGAAGCGCATCTCGCGGGCTCTGCGAATCAGCAGGCGGTGGTTATTTGATGAGAACGGTCGGCTGAGGCCGTAAAGAAGAATGCCCCGGCCAGGCTGTGACCGGGGCATTGGATTAGCTCCCATAAAAGGGAGGTAACGGAACGAACGAACATATGGATTATATAACACTCCACTCAAGACCCTCGATATCGGTGCATGTTCGGAACGATGTCAGGAGGTGGTCACGGGAGCATAGGAGAAGCTGGTTCGACCAGAATATGCACGTGCCGAAAGGCGTAGAGCAGGATGCCCATCGGATTCTCGCAGAGGTGAGCATCACAGACCGCAGTGAGAATCGGCAGAATATGGAACTCCTTCTAACAAACCTGCTGGCTCCGAGGAATCAGGACCGTCGGTCTATCTACGTCAGCCTCCAGCCGACCAAGTGGACAAGAACACGCTACCGGCGAACCAGTTATGGCATGCCCAGTATTATTCATAGATTGCACGATGGAGGATATGTAGGTTTGCGGCTCGGCTACAAGCACGAAAAGCATGCAGAAGTCAGCAGGATCTGGGCACGGCAGAAACTGCTTCAGTCGTGCTTGCCGCTGCCTCCGAGGATCACCTACGACCCGGTGGAGGTTGTGGTGCTGAAGGACAGCCAAGGAGAACTCAAGGATTATCGGGACACGGTGTACACTCGTCAGCTGAGGCAACAACTGCACAGGATCAACCGAGTTAACGGCACGGCGGAGATCCGCTTGAACTTGAAGCGGTATCAGGGTCAGGTTCACGCTCACCTACACGCCAGCTTTAACGAGGACTTCCAGCACGGCGGTCGTCTGTATACAAGTGGCTTCCCGCATGTCCAAGGCCTGAAGGCTTCGGAAAGGCTTCGGATAACGATCAACGGCGAGTCGGTTGTGGAGGTAGATTTCCAAGCTCTACACCCTCATCTTCTGTACGCTCTGGAAGGGAGGCAACTGGCAAGGGATCCCTATACACTGGCGGGATACGAAGATACCGATGCCCAAGTCCGTCGTTTCGTCAAGGTCGCACTCATGGCACTCCTCAACGCCAGCGACTTCACACTAGCCCAGGCAGCGGCCAACACCTGGCTCATTGAACATCCCCATACAGCCGACAGGCTAAAGGGTCTAGGCCTCTACCCAGCCCGACCCGTGTTGTCGGCACTCCAAGACCAACACCAGTTCATCCGTCATCATTTCGGACAAGGCAAAAATACAGGGTTAAAACTCGCCAATCAGGATGCCAAGATTGCCTTGGGCATAGTCCGTCAATTCACCCGGCAAGGGATTCCAATCCTCCCAGTGCACGATTCCTTCATTGTCCAGTCTCGTTATCAGGCACCACTGGAACAGGTCATGAAATCGGTTTACAAGCAGCACACCCATGGGTTTGAAATCCCGATAAAAAGTCAACAAATCTGACCCCAAACAACCCACCTTTTTGTTAACTTGCAACCCCGTTCCTAAACCCGGACCAAGAAACAAAGAACTTACTAACCCATAAGCATATATGGGAGGGGAGGAAGGAATAGAGGGTTGGATGGAAGGGATGAAGGATGGAAGGAAGGAAAGAAAGAGGAAGGACCAGGACCAGGAGCAGATAAGGGGTGGATTCC